TCGTCTTGGTCGTTGAGACCAATTGATAGACCTGACCTTTTAAGGCCGTTCATCAGACCCATGTTAACATATTTGGTTTCCAGGAAGGGTGAGCTGCGCTGAGCTATCTTGCCGTCTGCTTGTGTGTCTAGGAAGAGCATTGGGTTTTCTACATCTCGATCGAAATTTGTTGAATTGATATTCACAAATTCTCTCGAGTAGTATGTTTTCCCTACGCTCTCCTTCAATCCACAGTAGGCTGCAATCTTGCGCCAGTATGCCACTCCCCTTTCTGAGCATCGCATTGCTATATCGTCGCCGTTGATCATACCCGGCCAGTCCTTGAGAGTTGTTACTCTCTTGGTGTCTAGCTCGTATGCCCAACGTGATACTGTAGCATTGGCAATGCATAGAATCGGAAAACTCGTGATTGAACCCATCAACTGTCCTGTCCGTTGGAGGTGTAAGTTGCCTTCTTCATCCTCGAGCCAGTGCCTTATCAGATTACCGACAAAAAGCTGCTCCTCGTACCCTTGTACCCCAATCTCTAGACAAATTTGCTCTGCAATTGTCTCTGAGACCCAGGATAAAAGGTTATTAGTTGCGGCTTCGTAGTCCCCTGATAGGTACCCTTCATTCTCTTTGAGGTTCTGTCCTAGCTGATCTAACATGTATTTGCTAGTAACCGGACCACCCCCTATGAGATTGAACGCTCGATGTTTGAAGAGGACCCCCCACATCTTCTTCTGGAGCCCCCTAAGGACAGTTTGAGTGAAAGGTGGACCCTTTGTTATCACCCGGATTTTCAGCGCTTCCGGGAGTGCTACAGGTTCGGCGATGTTGAGCTCTTGTTTAGTGAGCTCCATCATACGATCCCATAGCACCCTGAAGGCAAGGTTGAAATCTGAGAGATCCCAGTCTCCTTCCACCCTATCCTCCGACTCGACCTCTTCATTGATTGTTGTCTTCATTTTGATTTGGCCCCCAGCCCTCCGTAGTCCCTTCAAGAGCCTTGGATGCCTTAGGATTTCTCCTACAGCTCCTGCGTTCTTACGTGAAGAGATATAGTTGGCTGATGTGCTAGGAAAGAAAGCCCGTACACGATCTTCGATCGTGTAGAGCTCACCCTTAAAGAGTTCCTTGACCGTCCTTCGCAGTTCGTGCTTCACGTCTGCCTCTGACAGTGTCTTTGTTACTCTCTTTGGGTAAGTCTCCCAGTCACCCCATGGTGCCAGGCTTTCCAACCGCTTTGTCTCGGGTTCTTTGGTGAGGTCCCTGATGAGATCCTTCTCTGCCTGTTTGAGGTCCTTCGTGGAAGCACGTACCATC